TTCTAGATGCTGATACATATACTGAAATCTACAATAACATTCTATTGAAGAGATACCTAACAGCATTGATCAAGCAAAACTGGGGGGCAAATCTTAGCAAGTTTGATAATGTTACGCTTCCGGGGGGGGTTCAATTTTCAGGCGCCCAATTATACAATGATGCAACAGCAGAGTTAGAAAAACTAGAAGAAGATATGCAGAAACGCTACGAATTTCCCAGCATCGGATTTGTAGAATAATTTAAAGGTAATATAATATGAAATCATTCGCACAATATCTAGAAGAATCTTATAAATCTGCCTGTATAATGGTGGAATTTGATGATCCCAGCACGAAATCTGTCCTAAGTATAGTTGACATGGTTCCTAATGATTGGGTATATGAACCTGAAGGAAAAGAATATACACCACATATAACTATTAGATATGGTCTGAATTTAGATACTGTAGATGATTTTCCCAGATTAATGTTTTTTATGCCATATCCGCAAGTATGTGAAATACAGGAATTAAGTAAATTTGATACACATCCAGATTATGATGTGTTGATTATGAAACTAAGAAAAACACCTAAAATTTTTCATGTGTGGAGAGAATATATCGAAATGAGATTTGATTGTAAAGAGGAAACATATGATGAATATGTCCCTCATATTACGATAGCATATATGAAAAAGGGATATGCTCAACAATTTATAGATGATTATGCTGATGAATATGTTGAAAAAATAATGAGTGTAACAGTTGATAAAGTAATTATATCCGTCCCAAATGGTGAAAAATTAATTATACCCCTAAAAGGTTAAAATATGAATAATACAAGTGACTCTGTTTTGTATGAGCAGAATTGTTCTAAAATCCTTCATGATTGGAAAAAGAACAAGAAACATCCATTGACTGAACTGGTGATGGAATATTTCAAAGAAAATAAGATTAACCCGAGGCGGATAAAAGCAGTTCATTGGTGTGGTGGCTCCGGTGAACTCGATAATATCATAGGAAAATCATCAAATGGTAATCCGAGTGATGTTGTTATAGAATTTGGAAATGGTGAATTCTTTGGAATATCTCTCAAATATAAGAATACTACATCAGCACTTACATATAAGAATGCTGGATTAGGTACAATTGGTAAATATCTTGGTATTGACTATAATACTATCGTACAAGAAAAATATGATACTCTCGTTGTTGATGCATATGGACTCCCAGAATCATACGGAGAGAGAAAAGAATATCTAAAATCTAATCCAGAACTGAAAAAACTTGTAGATATGCAAGGTCACATCATGCTTCGGATGCTCTTGCTTCACCCGGAATGGGGCATTAAGGCAAAATATGAGCAGATGTCCCATAAGAACAATGTGAACCATATAGTTGATTTCTGGCTAGATGCAAAAAATCCTGTTATACCATATGTCGTTATAACAGAGAGAAATAGTGTTTGGTCGCTGATAGACCCTATGAAGTCAAATAGACGCAAAAAACTACTTAATTCTAAGAAAATACTATGGGGAGTCTCAGGAACCTCATTAACAGTAAACTTGAAAGACCTAAATATAATGAAGATGCGTATTAAATACGAATCTCATAAATTTGCAAGTTCAATCAAGTTTGCTGGAGAATTTACCTAAATGGGCACAAATCATCATTTTCAACAAGATGGAAACACCGGAGAGCAAGAACTCATGCATGATCTCGTTGCAGAGGTCATTCAGATTCACGGAACCGATCTAATCTATATCCCACGAGAAAGCAATGTAGATATACTACAGCGGGACGATCTCTTTGGTGAAGATTATATCTCATACTTTTCATCTAAATTTCCTATTGAAATGTATTTAGAAAATGCTGATGGCATGGAGGGAGAGGGTGATCTTCTCGCTAAATTTGGTGTTGTTATCAGAGATTCTGCCACATTTGTATGTGCTCGTAGAAGATTTGATGAAGCAACTCCATATCTTCTACCAAAAGAGGGGGATTTACTCTATTATCCCGTGACAGGAAAACTCTTTGAGATCACATATGTTGGTTTCGAAAATCCATTCTGGCAGTTTGGTAAACTATACACATTCAAGATCAATGTAGAACTCTTCAACTTCTCAGAAGAAAGATTCGATACAGGAATTGACAAAATCGACAATATTCCATTGGAACGATCATATACCACATTCTTCGACCTTAACTCTGGCGGCACCGGAACATTCACTGATGGCGAAACTATTACAGTATCTGGTTCTGCATTCTCTGGTGAAGTATCAGATTTTGATGCAGATAGCCTATTACTGAAGGTCATATATTCCGCTGGTGATTCTAATGCACCAACGAACGGATTCATTACAGGTGGAGATTCTGGTGCATCATGGGGTATCTCATCTGGAGATTCATTCTTGATGGAGAATGAAGGATTCGCAGACAACAAATACTTTGAGAATACGGATGTCATTGATGAATCCGAAGATTTCTTCTTGGGAGACTTTTAATGTTTGGAAATCCTTATTATCATCAAACAACTAAGAGAGTTATTACAGCCTTCGGTACGATATTCAATAATGTGAACATTGTTCGCGAAGACCGTAATGCAAATGAGATGAGTCGAATAAAGGTTCCTCTCGCATATCAGAACAAAAAAGCATGGCACAGAATCCTCAAGGAATATTCAGACCGTGATGAGGATCAGGTTACTGTACAGGGATATTTCCCCCGTATGAGTTTCAATATTCAGGATATGACCCCCCTCAAAGAATCTCAGACTACTTCACCAAAGCATATCAATCGGTCGGATGGTCAAGGTGGGATCACTCAAACCATGTTGAGAACAAAGTATAGACTCACATTTGAATTGGCAGTGATTGCAAAGACTCAAGAGGATTTATATCAGATAATTGAACAGATTCTCCCTGTATTTACACCATCAGTATCAGTATCACTAAAATCATCAAGGTTACTTGGAGCAAACGCCCTTGATGACTTAATCTTTTCACTACAAGATATTTCCATTGATGATGAACTAGAGTTTTCATATGAAGAAGCATATGGACTACAACTCAATACACGATATCTCACATTTACAACTGAGGTTATTTACTATGGCCCAACAGAATCTGCAAGTGGAATCATTAAGACAGCAGATGTGACATTTATTCAGGGAAATACTGGTAAACCAATGTCACAAGTTATTGTTGAGCTTGACCCATCAGATTCTGAAGCAACATCGTTTGGTATATCATCTGGAGTATTTTTACTTGATAATGATTTCAATCTCATTACATCTGCCACATTAGGCACTACATCTGGATTGTTGGACTGCTAATATGGCACTAAGAGACATAGGATATCAAGGAAACCCACTGATCAAGGCAGCATATGAGCCTTATGATTTCACACAAGAACAGATGATCGAGTACAAGAAATGTATGGGAGATCCCATATATTTTTGTAAGAAGTATGTAAAGATCGTCAATGTTGATAGGGGTTTGATTCCATTTGATCTATATCCATATCAAGAAAATATCATCAATACAATCCATAATAACAGATTTACTATATGTAAGCTCCCAAGACAGAGTGGGAAAGCTCAAAAACTTGATGCATTAATTCCAACTCCGTCTGGTTGGACAACAATGGGTGATGTTAAAATTGGAGACATAATCTTTGGCTCTAATGGTGATCAAATTACTGTATTGGATAAAAGTCCCATATGGAAAGATCACAAATGCTATAAGGTATATTTTGATAGTGCTGATCCACTTATTGTTGCTGAAGAGCATCTTTGGGAGGTATATTCTTCTGATTGGTGTAAAGATGATGGGCGTAGAGTTATGGAAACTAAGGATATTTTACAATATGTGAATAGGGAACGAAGTGGGGGTCGTCCATATATTAAGATGATGCCGGGTGTAGAATATCAAGAAAGAAAATTCACAATTGATCCATATATATTTGGATTATGGCTGGGAGATGGAAGATCATCAGCCGGAGTTATAACATCACATATATCAGATTTCAAAGAATATGATAAGATAATCGAACAATCAACTGAAGTTATCGCAAAGGTGTACTCATGGAAAGAAAACACAGAGATTGTAGATTTCCGTATTGATGGTCTGACAAAAAGGCTTCGCATTTTAGGGGTGAAAGATAATAAACATATTCCAATAGAGTATATGTTATCATCGAGAGAGCAACGATTAGAACTTATACGAGGTCTAATGGATTCTGATGGATCATCCAAGCCAGATAAGAGAGCATTTGAATTTTATCAAAAATCTTTTAAATTTTGTGAGCAATTCAGTGAAATATTGGCATCAATAGGCATTAAGAGTAGAATTCGTGCAAAAACTATTAAGGGGCAAGAGTATCATACTGTATCATTTAGTACGACTGAGCATGTATTTAAACTCCCAAGAAAAGATAGACATAATTTACATGATACAGATCAAAGACCACAAGAATTAAGACATTATATTACTAAAATTGAAGAACATGAAAATTTAGATGTTCAATGTATCACAGTAGATTCTGATGATTCCTTATATCTCACGGGGAGACATTACATCCCCACACATAATTCCTCTTCCATCGGCTGTGGTAATGTCCTTCACTTCGCATTATTCAATAAGGATAAGAAGGTTGCTATTCTTGCTAACAAGGAGAAAAGTGCAAAGAAACTTCTTGCAGACATCAAAAAAGGATTTGAATATCTTCCTAAATGGCTCCAGCAGGGTGTTGTAGAGTGGAATAAGACATCTGTGGTGTTCGAGAACGGATCAAGTATCCTTGTATCAGCAACATCATCTGATGCGGCTCGTGGTGATTCGTACTCAATGATTGTCCTAGACGAATTTGCATTCATTAATGAAAACCAAGCAGATGAATTCTTCAAGTCTGTATATCCTACCATTTCATCTGGTAAAGAAACAAAGATGATTATCGTATCTACACCAAACGGAATGAATCACTTTTACCGTATGTGGAATGAAGCAATTGAAGGAAGATCAGATTTTATTCCGCTTGAGATTAACTGGTGGGAAACTCCCGGTAGAGATGAGGC